TACACTTTGTTATCTAGTGTATTACTTGGCAAATGGACTGATGTGCCATCGGCTTCAACTTGGGCTGGATATTCTGCAACTGAAACATGGGCTAATGCGGTAAATCTTGGACTTGGGGAAATTGATACTCCCGGACTTTACACAATGGAAAATCGCGCCGCATCACCAGATACCATTTACAACATTGCTGGACTTATTGCTAATTCAGCATTTGGATATTTATATGAGGATAATCAAGGAAATATTGGTTATGCAGATGGAGATCATCGTCAGAGTTATTTGCTCGCTAATGGTTACACAGATTTAACAGCTAATGATGCTTTAGGATCTGGACTTAGAACTACAACTCGATCAGGTGATATTCGAAATGATGTTTATGTCAATTATGGTAACAATTACGGATCTCAAAAGACTGCAATTTCAACTGCTTCGATTGCTCTTTATGGTTACAAATCTGAAAGCCTAAATACAACCCTTCACGCTGCCGTAGATGCTCAAGCTGTGGCAGATCGTTATATTGCTCAAAGAGCCTATCCTTATCCTGTTTTTGACAGTATTACCTTCCCAATGACAAGCCCAGAATTAAGTAATGCTAATCGAGATGCTTTGCTTGGTGTATTTATGGGTATGCCAGTCAATATACAAAACCTTCCAGTTCAAATCTCAGGCGGTCAATTTGAAGGTTATGTTGAAGGATGGCGCTGGAGCACAGGATATAAAGAACTATTTTTGACAATAAATGTTTCACCAGTTAGTTTCAGTCAAGTCGCTATGCGATGGAATACTGTGCCTGTCGGTGAGGCTTGGAATACTCTATCCGCTATACTTACTTGGGAAAATGCGACAATAGTCGCCTAAAGGAGAACGATGGCAACAACTACCAACTATTCATGGACAACGCCTGACGATACAGCGTTGGTTAAGGATGGCGCATCAGCGATTAGATCGCTTGGAACTTCAATTGATACAACCACAAAAAATCTTAATCCATCAACAACTCTTGGCGATATTGAATATCGTTCATCAACTGCAAATACAAACACAAGACTTGGCATTGGAACAACTGGTCAAGTTTTAAGTGTTAGTGGTGGAGTGCCAGCTTGGGCTACTCCAACATCAGGATCTATGACTTTGTTATCGACAACGGCATTATCTGGAACAACAGTAACAATTAGTTCAATCAATCAAACATATAATAGTTTAATGATTTTTTTGTTAAATCCAACTTGGGGAACCGGAACTGCTCAATTATGGTTACGAGCACAAAGTTCAAGTGATATAGAAGGTTCTGGCGGGGCGATGTGGAATAGCGGTGCAAGCACTGCCACTGCTTCAATTTCAGGAACTAATATAAATGTTACTGCAACTGGTAACTCAAATTCTGCTGGAAAAGCATGCGCTTTGTGGACGATCAATAATTATGCAAGCACAACAGCCTTCAAACCATTTTCAATTTCATCAGGTGATGACACTAAAGGTTCATTTCAAGGTGGAGTAATTGCAACAAATACTGCAATTTCATCAATTGAGTTGGCTAATCAATTTGGATACACTTTTAATGGTGGATCAATAGTGATATACGGAGTAAAATAATGGCTAAATCAACACGACCAATGGTGAGAATTCACAATTCTGAAACTGATGAGATTATTGATCGAGAGATGAATGATTCAGAGTTTGCTCAATATCAAGCTAATAAGGTTGAACAAGAAAACAAACAAGCCGAAGCCGATGCAAAAGAAGCTGCCAAATTAGCAATCCTTGATCGCATTGGCTTAACCGCTGATGAACTAAAAACGATACTTGGCTAATGAAGGCTTGGTTATCTAAAGCTGCCGTTCAGTTTAGAGAACAAACTGATGATTGTTTCCCAGAGCGTATGCGTCAATCTGATGGGTGGGTTGGTGATACTCGACATAGCACAACAAAATCAGATCACAACCCTGACTGGTCATCAAATGGATGCGTGCGAGCAATTGATATTGACGCTCGGCTTTCTGACGACAAAGGGCTTTCAGCGTATTTGGCAGATCAGATTAGATCCTACGGGAAATCCTCTGGGCGTATCGCTTATGTAATCCATCAAGAAAAAATTGCTTCACCATTACTTGCTTGGAAATGGCGTAAATATAAAGGCATTAATAAACACAATCATCATATTCATATCAGTTTCAAAAAGGATCAGGATAATAATTCAGAATTTTTTGACATCCCACTACTCGGAGGTAAATCATGAAAATAAGCAAAAAACATAAAGCGGCAATTAAGTCATATTTAAGAGCTGTGGCTGCATCAGGTATTACCGTAGGGTTGGCAATTGCTGGCGATGTTAAGCCTGAATACTCTGTCCTTCTTGGAGCGTTGGTTGCTCCTCTAATCAAAGCACTAGATCCTAAAGATACTGATCTAGGTGTCAATGCTGAGTAATGACAGCAACCGAATGGGCTGGCTTCGCCGCTGGCATTTGCGCCGTATTGGTCGCTTTCTTTACGGGTCTGCGTTATCTTATTAAAGGATGGCTTTGGACTTTAACTCCTAATTCTGGATCATCATTAGCTGACCGATTGGCACGAATTGAAACACGCCAAGAGGAAATGATGAGAATACTTACAAATCGAAAGTAACCTTATCTAATGGCGAACACACGAAAACCTATCAAACGCAAAAAGATCAATCGTCGCGTAGTTCGCCACACTCTTGAGCCATTAACCAAATTAGATCAATGGTATATCGCAAAACATGAAATGTTTAGAGCTGCACGCAAGGCTGGATTTTCTGAGTCTGTTGCGCTTTACCTAATGGATAGTCCTGAAAGTATGCCTGATTGGATTGTAGGCGATAAAGGAATTATCCCAACTATTCCTACTCCCGACGAGGATGATGACTAATTAAAGCCAACCGTAGGTATTTAGTCACGCCCGATTTACAAATTCCTCTACACCATCCATTAGCTGTCAAAAACCTCATTAAAATGAGCAAGCATGAAAAATTTGATTATGTATTAAATGTTGGTGATGAACTTGATATGACTTCCCAGTCGCGTTGGGTAAAAGGCACAAAAACTGAGTTTGCCGAAACTTTAGATCAAGAACGATCAATTGCCCAGGACATTCTTTACGATCTTGGCACAACCGATATAATCAGATCAAATCATACCGATAGATTATTTACGACCCTTTTGAAGGGTGCTCCATCATTGCTTGGATTACCAGAATTGGTGTATGAAAAATTCATGGGTTACTTAGATTTAGGTATTAGATTTCATAAAAGAGCTTATGAGTTTGAGCGTGGATTCTATTTGGCTCATGGCGACGAAGGTGTCATGTCTAAGCACGCAGGTATAACTGCCCTAAATCTTGCCAAAAAGTGGGGAAATAGCGTAGTTTGTGGGCATACCCATAGGCAGGGTGCTGTGAGGCATCAAACTGGCTTAAACGGGCGTTATTCAACGATTTGGGGCATTGAGGCAGGACACCTTATGGATATGAAAAATAAGGCTAGTTACCTTAAATACGCCTCAGCCGACTGGAATATGGGATTTGTGGTGCTCAGTTTTGGCAAAAAAGGCATGAGCGTAGAAGTAGTTCCAGTCAATCATGACGGTTCATTCAGCTACAATAAACGCTCTTATGGGTCTTGAAACCGATTATCGGGATCGGACGATTGATGACCATATCGACGATTTTGAGGATATTAGCGTTATCTAATCGTTATAAAACACGCCGAAATAAATTAACCCAGCGTCATTGATTTAGGTCATACTTTATGCATTCACAACCGTTGTGGATATGTAAGGGAGCGACATGACACTAAAAGAAGCTGGCTTTATGTGGTTTTACATAATGCTAGGACTAGGCACGATCTATTGGATCGTTGCAACAATTAAAAATAACGCATATCAGGCTGGGTTTTGGTCGGGCAGATCAGCTGGATGGAAATCTTGCATTGAACACCAAGCCAAAATTAAAGAAATGAAATTAGATCAGGTTTTTGATTATGACAAAAACTGAGAGTCTATTTGATGAGATCATTACTACGATCCAACAGCGTGGAAGTGTCTATGGACATCCATATTACAATCACAAAAGAATTGCAGGCTTATGGTCTGCATATCTCGACTTCCCAATCACACCGCATCAAGCTGCACTATGTATGGCGTTGGTCAAGGTTTCTAGGCTTAGTGAAACCCCAGATCATTACGACAGTATCAAAGACTTCATTGCCTATGGATCTGTCTATAAAACTGTGCTTGATGCAGTCCAAGATCAAAACTGGGAGGATCAATAATGGCATTTAATCTTGAGGATTATGAGGATGTAGCAACTCTCAATAAATGGTTCATTGCCAACTATCCGATGGGTCGATCTGATTTATTTGTGATAAGCCATGATGCTGAAAAAGGTTATATTTTGATTCAATCAACATTATGGCGAGATAGTAAAGATGCTTCACCTGCGGTTTCCAATGTCGCTTTTGGATCAAGAGAAACTTATATTCCTAATATGAAAAAGTTCTATGTTGAGGATACAGCAACAAGTGCTTTGGGTAGGGCAATCATTCTACTTAAAGGATCTGACAAAACTGCCACAAAGGATGATATGAAAAAGGTTGAAGTTAATCCGACATTTAAAGAGAAGTTGGAAGCAAAACAAAACCTATATGGAAAGTCCGGCAGATCCGCTGCAATTGAAACAGCACTTAGAACATCATTTGAAGCTGATAAAGAACCCGCTCCAGTTGCTTGGTCTGTTGGTGATGTTGTAGATCAAATTGGATCAGCAACACCTAATGAACCACTTGCTTGCGAACATGGTCATATTCTCAAGAATGGGGTTTCAAAAGGAGGTAAGCCTTATTATGGATATGTTTGCAAAGCCAAACAATGCGAACCTAAATGGGGAAAACTTACAGCTAATGGAAAATGGTATTTTGAGGGAGTTGAATAATGCCTAAAGAATATCCATTTGTTATCCAAGAAATTTCTATTGATGAAAATGGTTATTACTTAATAACATGTCAAGGAACGAAATTTAGGATCATAAAATGCAAAGGTGAATGCGAGGGAGGTGAATAAATGGGTGAATTACAAATTATTGACGGCTCTGGATTAACTGCCACCTTTACGGATGACGGTGTAGTCGTAGAGCCATCAACTGAGCATTGCGAACTATGCAACGATGACAGATTACTTCATGAGGGCGATCTGCTTCGATGCTATTCCTGCCACGCAATAAATCGGATTCCATATAATGCCTAAATACGACTATATGTGCGATGGTGAGGGATCGCTGATTGTATTGGATTTACCAATGGATCATAAAATCCCTCATTGTCAAGTATGTGGATCACAATTAAAGCGTGTCTTTACAGCTGTGCCAGCAATTTTCAAAGGCACAGGATGGGCTGGCAAAAATGGTTAAATTCAGATGTAATTTCTGTTCAGCCAATTCAGACTTTGTTTGGATGGACGGATATTCCACAGCTGATGGATTTAGAGTTTATCAATGTCTTAAGTGCTGCGCTATTGGCACAAAGAATTTAGCAGAATCTACTGACACTCAAGAACCAGTTAAAAGATGCGATAAATGTGGGTCATGGCAGTTTGCCGATCAAGATTGTCATACCTGTAAATTGATTGTGAGCGAATGATGGAAACTGGTTATGACCAGACTTGGCTTGATACAGATGATTTTAAAATTCTTTGCATTTACGCAAGACACGCCGTTCGATTTGGAGTGATGTGATACCCTTAAACGCAAATTCGCTTTCAAAGCGAAAGGGCGATCTGCGAAGCAGAAAGATCGCAAGGTTTGGTTTGGTGATATCTCTGTCCGTAGCCTTGAACATAGGCATTTCAAAAGATGATTCCGCTAATGCTCTTAGCACAAATACTTACAGACAATGGGCTTTCATACAGCTTAATGATATTGATGAGTTTTACTGTTTAGATGAATTGTATTACAAAGAATCAAGATGGAATCCAAAAGCCAAGAATGGTAGTCATTACGGTATTCCTCAAGGTAAGAGTAAATACTTACTTAAAGCTAATGGATATAAGCAGGTTGAATGGGGTATTAAATACAACGAAGTGCGTTATGGTTCTCAATGTAATGCATTGAAACATTTCAAAATTAAGGGATGGCATTGAGTAAGAGCGCGTTACGATCTACGGGATCTACCAGACAATGGCGAAACATTCGAGAAAGAATTCTTAGGCGTGATGCGTTTGTATGCCAATATTGTGCTCAAGAGGCTGATACTGTGGATCATGTGATCCCTAGACGATTAGGTGGTCTTGATAGTGATGATAATTTAGTTGCAAGTTGCAAAAGATGTAATTTAGCGAAGGGTGGGCGGTTTTTTGTGAGCAAGAGAACACCACCGACCCCCCGTTCCTTTTCTAACCGACAAAACACCTCAATTGGACATGAACCTATTGGATCAGCTTGATTAACTTACAAACGGGCGAAATCCTAAATGATTGGGATCAATCGAAAATAGGAGGTGTTGCAACTCCACGAATTCACTCACCTTTGAATGATTTACCTTCAAAAGGACATGAAATGATTGATTTTGCAGCTGAAATTGGCATTCCATTGATGGATTGGCAAAAGTTTGTGGCTATTCATGGGCATAAAGTCAAGCCAGACGGTCGCTGGCATCATACGGAGGCTGGACTTTTGATTTCACGCCAAAACGGAAAATCTACATTTATGATGCTTAGAATTTTAACTGGCATGTTTGTTTGGGGCGAGAATTTACAACTTGCATCAGCTCATAGATTAACTACTTCTCTTGAAACATTTCGCACAATGGTTTCTCTAATTGAGGAAAATGATCGTCTTGCAAGTGAGGTAAAGAAAATCCGGTGGCAACATGGTGCTGAGGAAATGGAACTTAAAGGCGGTCGCAGATTTGTAGTCAAGGCTGCTAATAATGCTTCGAGAGGTATTTCAAAACCATCAACAATTCATTTAGATGAGTTACGCGAATATAAAGATGAGGATGCTTGGTCATCAATGCGTTATACAATGATGGCTGCGCAAAATCCTCAAGTTTGGATTTATTCCAATGCTGGGGATCAACATTCAGTAATCCTAAACAAACTTAGGGAACGCGCTTTAGCAGCTGGCGTGAACCCATCCGACACGATCGGTTGGTTTGAGTGGAGTGCCGAACCTGATGCGCCGATAACCCTTCCGTCAGGCGACATCAACTGGGAAGCATTCGCTCAAGCCAATCCATCGCTTGGAATTACAATTCATCCAGATAACTTAAAAGCAGTTATCAATGATCCGCCCGATATTGTGCGAACCGAAGTTTTATGCCAATGGGTAGATACTATAAATTCCGCAATTGATGCCCAAAAATGGGCTTTATGTCAGACCGATCCAATACCATTAGACCCTGACAAAGAAACTTGGTTTGGATTAGATTTAAGTCCAGATAGAAAATTTGGCGCATTAGTCGCTACTCAAAGATTATCAGGTGAGAGATTTAATTTAGTTTTACTTCATACTTGGTCAAATGATTATTCAATAAATGATCTAGCAGTAGCCAATGACATTGCTCCGTATGTAAGAAAATATAATGTTCAGACTGTCGCTTATTCCAAAAGGACTGCACAAGCTGTCGCAAGTCGGCTAGTTCCTGCTGGAATTCCAATTACAGATATGGATGGGGCGATATATGCTGAAAGTTGTGATCGATGGCTGGGCGCAATCAATTCTCATCGATTACAGCATGGTGGGCAAGACGAACTTACCCAACAAACACTTTCCGCTGCAAAACTGCCCTATGGGGATGGGTCATGGATCATCGGAAGGCGTGCAAGTCGAGTGGCAGTTTGTGCAGCTGTCGCTTCGGCATTAGCAACATATTTTGCGACACAACAAGAAACGGAAATAGATATACAAGTCGGATAATTAGGAAATATGGTATATTATGTGCTAATGGGATTATTCGATCGTTTTCAAGTCAATACAAAAACTGCAACAGATGGCGTTGATGTTGCCGCTGCAAATGCGCCATACAACATTCAACAGGCTTTAGGTGGAATTTATTTTTCACACCAAACTGCAACTCGCGAACAAGCAATGTCAGTTCCTGCATTGGCAAGAGCAAGAAATATAATTTGCTCAACAATTGGATCTTTACCATTAGAAGGATACAACAAATTTACTGGCGCACATGTTGAACCAGTTCAAGCAATTTGGCAACCAGATGCAAGAATTACTGGTTCAGCTGTTTATGCATGGTTGGCAGAGGATATTTTATTTTATGGTGTCGGATATGGAATTTGTTTAGACGCTTACTCAGTTTCAGATGGAGCAAGAGTTCGTCAATGGACAAGAGTTGCGCCAAATCGCATTACTCCACAATTAAATGCTAATGCAACAGAAATTGTTGGTTATTTAT